GTGGTGGTCGAGGCGGACGGCGATGCGATCCGGGCGGCCATCGCTCGAGGCGTGCTCGTGCCGGGGGTGGATGTCGCTCCACAGTCGAGGCACCTGCGCTGGGTCGAGGGGAAGTGACCGCAGCCGAGGCGAGGCACCTCCTCGCCTCCCTCCCCCCCGAGTCGCGCAACATCCCCCGCCGCTCCCGTGCGCTGGTCATCGACCGGCTACGGGCGGCGGTGGAGGCGTTGCTACCCGCGGACCCAAGCCGACCGCTTGGGAGCGCCGACGCATCGAGCGCCGACGCGCCGGAACGCACGCCATAGAACGTGCTCGGCGACGTTGAGCGCGGTGGCGATGTCGCCCGCTCGCTGCGGTGTGTCGGTGAGCAGGGCGCGTAGGCGAGCGTCGAGCTCGAGCGTGGCCGGTGTTTGCCCGCGAGGCCCGTACCGCCGCCCCTTCCGGCTACGCCGAGCCGCGTCGATGTTCGCCGCCGACTTGACGAGGTGCGAATCCCACAGCGCCTCCCACGTTGCCGGGTCGGTGCCAACCGCGCCCATGAGGCCGATGCGGTGCGCGTGCCGGCGACAGCACCCGTGTAGCTCGTGCTTCCGGTCGCAGCCGGGCCACGCGCAACGGCGCACCATCCGAGGCGGCGCCGGGAGCTTGGTGGCGGCCACCTTGCGCGGATTCGCACGCGGGCGAGGCGGCTTAGGAGGCGGGGCGAGGACCAGGGGAGGCGCCTCGACCTTGACCACGCCGTTGACCTCGCGGAAGCACGGCCCGCAGTAGGCGCCCCACTGGCGGCGACGTTCGCCACATTCGAGGCAACTCACGGCGTCACCCGCTTGACGCCGCCGATCGTCCCGCCCACCCGGTAGCCGAGCCGGCGAATTGCCGCCCTCACGGTGTGCTCCGTGTAGCCGGTGAGCCGTGCCAGCTTGCGGATCGTCATCGGCCCCGAGGCCAGGAGGTCGCGCACGGCGACGACGGACGGCGGCTCGGGGGCGGGTTGCCAGTCGAGCACCACCGGGGCCTCGTAGTGGGCGAGCATGGCGGCGGCGCTCATTGGCGCACCGCCCACATCGTCGCCGGCCCCGTGCCGAACCGGCGCACGCGGTACGCCGCATGAGCGTCGGCGAGCTTCCGCCGCGCGTCCGCCACGTCGAGCCCGAGCGAGCGCGCGACCTCTCGCGTCCGTAGCGGGCACTCGGCGAGCGCCAGCACGCGCACCACGTCGCCCGTTCGACGCCATCGCTCAGCCTCCAGTCGAAGCGCGTGGACCGCATCCAGAGCGAGACGGAGGGCGGTTACCGGGTCGTCGGCTCCGGCGGCCATGCGGAGCTGGTCGCGGGGGGTCATGCGCCACCGCCGAACAGCGTCCCCTGCCGCGGCTCGTCAGACTCGCGCAGATTGGCAACGCCGGTATTCCAGTAGCTTTCCTTCAGTTCCACGCCGACGAAGCGCCGCCCGTAGGTGAGCGAGCCGACCCCTTCCGATCCGATGCCGCCAAACGGCGAGAACACCACCTCGCCGGGGTTTGTGTACAGCTTGACCGCGCGCTCGATCACGTCGAGTTGGAGCGGGCACATGTGTTTCTCGTCCTGGTCCTCGCGCGCCGCTTGCACGTTGAGCACGTTCGTCTGGTTGATCGTCATCCACACGGGCGAGGCCCATTCCTGCCACTGGAGCACCGGAAACGACTCCATCGTATGCGTGACGGGCACCACCGCCTCTTCCTCATGCTCGGAGCGCGGCCACTTGCGGAACACGAGGAGGTATTCGGCGCAGCCCTGCCGGCTGATGGTGGAGTCGGCGCGAAGCTGCTTCCACAGAAGCCCGTGCGCTTTGGTGCGCTGCATCTCGATCACGGGGTCTTTCCAGATCGTAACCTTGGAGTGCAGGTCGAACCCGGCGGCGATGTGGGCGCGCACGAGGTCGCCGGGGAAGTCACGGAGCCCGGCCGACTGCCGGCCGCTGCTCCCCTTGTAGTACACGAGGTCTTTGCAGTGGACAGCGCACAGCCGGCCCGGTCGCAGGATGCGGTAGAGCTCTTTGGCGAGGTGCGCGTACTGGGCGAAGAACTCGGCGTCGGAGTCGCAGTTGCCCATGTCGCGCGTGCTGTCGGAGTAGGTGTAGACCGACGAGAACGGGGGCGAGTAGAGTTGCATATCCACGGAGTTGTCCGGGAGTTGCCGGGCGACTTCCACGCAGTCGCCGTGGTAGAAGGAAGAGTTCTTTCCGTGCCATTCGTTGAGACAGAGCATTAGCGGTTCTCCGGTTCAGGGTGAGTAGAGACGAGCCACGCGGGCAGGCGCCCGCGGTGGGAAGGGTGGTAGTCGAGCATCGAAGAGTGTCGGGCTTGCGCGCGGCGCGAGGCGGCGAACATCTGGCGCTTCATCTCGCCGTGGTCCGCGGCCTTGCCGCTCACCACATCCCACGTTGCCTGGTCCGTGAAGGCGAGTACTACATGAGCGTGAACCTCGCGGAGCTGCCCGAACCGCCAGCAGCGCCGGATGGCCTGATAGAACGCCTCGTAGCTGTACGAGGTGCCGACGAAGGCGACCCGAGCGCAGTTCTGGTAATTCATGCCGAACCCGGCGATCTTCGGCTTGGTCAGGAGGATGCCGCCTTCGGTTCCGAAGCGTAGCAGGCGCTCCGATTTGAGCCCGGCCGACATCGAGCCTGACACCTCGTAGGCGTCATCGGGCAGGCGCTCCATGAGCGCATCGGCCTCGTAGTCCGTTTCGCACCACACGAGCCAATCCTCTTCCGGCTCGGCGCGCACCAGCTCGGCTACCTTGTCGGCCCGCGACGACGTGGTGAGGCGCTTCTCGGCGTGGATATTTGTCGCGCTCATGTCGGCGAGGCGGAAGAGCGCCCCGTCCTTGGCGCCGCTTACGATGTCCACGTTCACGATGTGGCGGCTCAGTGTGAGCGCGGGCAGGACGTAGCCGGCATCCGAGTAGTCGCCGAGGTCAGACGGCAGGCCGGCGCACACGGCCCACGATGCCACCCAATCCCAGAAGGACGTGACGGCGTGGCCTTTGAGGCGGTACACGCCCATCTTCGTCGTATCGTTGATGAACCAGCGGGCGATCATCTGGTGAGACGAGAGGATGCCCAGGAACTCGGAATGGTTGCCGAGCTCGAGGTGGTCATTCGGCGCCGGGGTAGCGGTGGCGCAGAGCTTGTAGGGTGTACCCGCGAACCGATCCACGAGGTAGCGTTTCGTCGCGCCCATGAACGACTTCAGGATGGACGACTCATCGAGCACGACCCCAGCGAACTCGACCGAGGCGAACTTCTCCACCGCGTCGTAGTTGGTGACGACGATCCGAGCGGTGCCCATCTCGACGGGCGACTGCGCGAACACGACGCCAGCAAGGCCGACGGCGGCGGCTTCCCGGACGGTCTGCGGGCCGACGGCGAGCGGTGCCAGAATGAGCACCCGGCCGCCCGTGTGATCGGCCACGGCATCGGCCCACCGAAGCTGCATCCGGCTCTTGCCGAGGCCGGTGTCCATGAACAGCGCGCGACGGCCGCCAGCGAGCGCCCACCGAACGGCGTGCCGCTGGAATGGGAACAGCCATTCGTCGGATACGTCCACGTCGAATCCGACGGACGGCGCGTAACGCTCCTTGGCTGCGATGATCTCCTCGTAGCTGCTCATGCCCCCGCCCTCCAAGCCCGGATCGAGTCGCGCCGATGCCACTTGCCGCCGAACTCCTCCACGAGATTCCGAAGGCGCAGGCTCTCCAGGCCCTTCGCGGCGTGGTCCTCGCTGGAGAGGAGGTGCGCGAGGGTGGCGAAGGTGGCGGGCAGCGACCGCAGAATGACGGCCTCGCGTTGGGAGCGCGTCAAGAGCGCACCCATTCGAGATCGGCCGCGCTCGGGGAGGGCAGGCCGTTGAGCACGTCGGCGAGCTCGCCCGCACGGGTGCCGCTCTTGTCGGTCACGATCCACCGCCCATCGAACTGCGACAGGCACGAATGATCCGGCCGGACGCCGTGGACGAGTGCCCGCCCGAGTCCCGCGCCGCTCTTGTCGGAGCGCGACCAGTCGCCGGCCACGCGAGCCTTTGCGCGGGCGTCCATGGCGATCTGGTACTTCCGCCTCAACGTCGCCCCCTCGCCACGGGTGAGCCCCAGCGCCTCGACCATCGCCGCGAGCTGCAGCCCGTCGGTCGGCAGGCGAGTACCGGTGACCCACCCGTAGGTGGTGGAGTAGGTGAGCGGCGGCACCGCCTCGCGGCAGAGCCTCGCGAGGGTGCGCCCGTCAGCTTCAATGAGCCCGGCAAGGTGGGTTGAGAACGGATTGGTCA